TTTTTATAATGTTCTATTCTATCAAAAAGCATTTTATTGTATACAAATCTCACACATCCAAAAGTCTTTGCAAAATATATTTGTTGTTCTTTATTCGGGTACATCCTATATTTATAAGCTACTAACATTATCTTTTCTCCCTTGTGACTCAATGTATTTCTTTATAATTTCTATAGGTGCTCCACCTGTTGTTATAAGGCAAAAACTTCTTGACCAAAAATATTCTTTCCAAAGCTTTTCTCTAATTTGAGGGTACTCTTTTTTTATAAGTCTTGAAGATGCACTTTTATATGCATTTATGAACTTCGACAATTCACTATTAGGATGACCTTTGAAAAGAATATGAACATGATCTTTATCATGATTCCATTCCTGTAATGTTATATTATGGTTTTGGCTTATATATTCATAAATTTCTTTTAGTCTATCTGATACAGTATCTGTGATTACTTTTTTTCTATATTTTATAACTAAAACAAGATGATAATACATCAAAAATACTGAATGATTATTATTGTCTAATTCCATTGGTACACCTCATTTTTTAATATATAATACTGATTATATATTGAAAACCAGAAATTGTCAAGAAGATACTTTGTAGTCTTCGATTCATCTCCCACCTAAGAGGAAGGAGACTTCTCAAAGAATATGTTAAATACTTTTACATATTGTGAATTTTCAGTATCAAATGGACACCAAATTATAGAATTTGGTTTTAAATATTTCAATAGTGGTATTACTGCATATCTTGGAGTATAATATTCATCATCTTTTTTAAAATTTCTTATTTCCATTAATAACCTACCTCACTTAAAACAAACCAGACAAAACCACCAACCAACAACGATATTATAATACTTATTACTAATATCCACATATATTTCACTTCCTTTCATCAGTGAGCTTTTTTAATCTGCTCCCTCTCATATTTTCGAGGTAAATAAGAATTTTCTTTTAAGTGTTCTCTTTGTTTTGCTTGCCATGTTCTAACTTTCTTACTGCTAAAATCTTTACTTCTAGGATCTATTGATACGGTTTCCCTTCTTTTCCAGTTTCTTATTTTTCTTTCTATATATCTTTGTTTCTGTTTTGCTTCGTATGCTATTTTTTGGGCTTCATCTCTACCATACTCGTCAATTAACATTTGTTCCCCATCACTTACACTAGGAACAATTTCATCACTTATTCCTTCAAAATAGGGCGATAAATCATGAATACAATTACCACACCATGAAATTTTTCCATTTCTTCTAACTAACATAATATGATTTTTTTCAAGCTCTAAACAATACACATAATTATTATAACTATCAATTATTTTTGATTTAATTCCTTTATGTTTATTACTTTTAGATATATTGTGATTTAAAATCCTACTATTATTTTCTCTTATTATCCATATATTATAATTACAAATATACTCTCCATTTTTATGCTTTTGTAATTTACCTTTAGTTTTTTGCAAACTAAATGATGGATATTTACCAATTTTAATTATACATTCTCCTATATGATCAGCTAATTTTTTACTAGATGTAAAATATTTTTTAGATATTGAATTAATATTTAATTTTGATTTACTTTTTCTCACTGATCCATCACCAATAATAAAAGCATCTAAAAATTCTTTTATTATTTCAGTTTTTTCATTTAATAAATAATCAGGAATAAATCTTTCAGGCTGTTTACCAAATTGTTTTAAATATATTGCTAATTCTTCATTTTTTAATATATATCCTGATTTTTCTTCTTTAAATCCCATTGAAATCAATCTTTTATTTAATATTTTTTTTGCATTTTCTTTATATTGAGATATTCTTATATATTTTTCATGTATATTGCCTTCAGACATGAAAATACCTAATAAATAGGCAAAATCCTTTTTGCCAAATCCATAAGTGTTATAATTTAAATCTATACCATCCCAATTCACACATTTTAATTGTTTGAAATTCTTTTTCATACTATTTTCTGCTGATTCAAGTCTCCATCTTAAAATTCTTTTATTATTCTTTTCATGAGTATTAAAACCAATATACATGTTATGATTCTTTGTAACTAATAAATCATATGAATTACTTTTAAATTCTATCATTTCTTTTTCAAAATTTTTAAATTTAGTTTTCCAACCACTCCATTCCGGAATATGACTTAAAGGATTTAATGAAAATATCTTATCATCACTTTCAACATCATTAAATAATTTCCATCCATTAGAAGTATAAACTTCTGTATCTAAACTATAACAATTGCAATGATATAATCCATTACGAATAGCATCATCAAGGCTTTCATATACTTGATGTCCAGGATTTATTGATAATGTTTGTCCCTCATAAGGTGAACAAAGTTCACAGCACATAAAATGTGCGGAAACAATTACCAAATCCCATCCTGACTGCATATACCTATTTAAATTTGCCTGTATAGCACATCTTGAAGTCAATGTCCTTCCAACCATTTCCGAATATGTATCAATACTATATTTAGCACCGTTTTTATATGTTACTGATTGCACGCCTTTTCGAGCAAATTCATCCAACATTTCTTGTGAAAACTTTCTTCTTGTAAAAATATCCATTTCGTTAAAATTATTCTCTGCGACCATTGATGCTGTTTGACGAAATAAATCATCAGAATATCGCATTATTTGAAGTTGTTGACCATCTAATGAATAATAAGCTGACTGTCTAAAAACACCGAAAAAAGTCTCATGGTCGGCATATTTACCACTAAATAACATACTAACTTGTCCGGGAATCGCTGGTATTGCTGGAGGTGGCGGAAATTCTCTTAACAACATTCTTCCATTAGATATAGGATCAGTTATAGAAGAATTGACACCAACTTTTGATAAATTATTTTCAGCATCTTTAATACCTTTGATATAAGCTGTTGGCAAATCTTCATCAGCCCACTTTTTCCAGTTAACATCAAACTCTTTAGCTATCTTTGATATTTTCTTATCATAGATTTTTTTATATTTATCAATATTAGACGGATCTTTAATAATTGCTTCCTGCAATTCTTTGTAAGCTTGACCAATAGCAAAAACCACTTCTTGAGAATCAAAAATTAAATTATCTGCATACTTTGAATACTTATCTATATTCATTTTATCAATCCTTTAATGTTTTTAAATACTCGAAACTAGAAATCTTAGTAAAACAAGTTCCAATTTCAATAAATTTTCCAACTTCAATAATTTTTTGTGAATTTTTATCATCTTTTAAATCAAGTCCTACTAAAATTTCATAGCCTTCGATGTAATATTCTAAAGCTTCTTTTAAATGGCAATATGAAACTTTATATTTTTCAGGAACATTTAAAATCAATAAATTATCATATTGTTTTTTTATTCCATTTCTCATTACTTTAAAATCATTAATTGTATTTCCTTTTTTATTCATATTTAGATATTTAGATACTTCATTGCTTATGTTAACAATATTTTCTCTGTATTCATACTCCCAATCGCTTTCATTTGGTAACTTTATTAATTTTCCCATTATCATCACGTCGTTAACCCCCCTTTATTTCTAGTAAATCAATATTATTTTTTTCAATAAAAGTATAATCCAAAATAACTTTATCAGGTTTATTATTTTTCAAAAGTATTATATATCCTATTTCTTCTACTATCTTGGAATACTTTCCATAATTTCTTATAAATTCAGTAATAGAACTTATATGTTTCATATTCATTTCTTTATCACCTCGTGAAAATCATAATATAAAAATGTGAAATTGTCAATATAATTATACTGACAATTTCACATGTTATTATAATACTTCTGGAGTTATACCCTGCTCTTCTAATATTTTATTGGTTTCAGCTTCTATATTTTTATCGTCCCAATCAGGGTGCTGTATTTTAACTTTTGTATATGTTGAGACAGCTTTTGCCATATCTAAATTTCTTAAAGTTTCAGATAGCTCCTTTTGATCTGTTACGATTGAATCTTGTAATTCGATTTTTACATCTTCTATATTATAAAACTTATATAAATTAGCAGACTGATCAAATTTTTGAGCTTGATATAATAATTCTTTTATTGCAGGCAACCAATATCTTCCCTTTGTTTCTCTAGTTGTTTGACTTTTATGTTCCAATATCTTTAAAGCTGTTCCACTAGCTACATTTCCATGTTGTCCAATTCCAAAAGTTTGTGGAGAATATCCAGACTGAGTAACTATATTAAAAAATAATTGTTCACAAGTGTTTTTATGCTCTTCCATTCTTATGTCAAATTGGATATTTTCAATAGGTTTTACTCCTGAATCTCCGCCCATCTTCCAACTTGTTAAATTCAGTTTTACAAAAGCTCTTTGATATTTGCTGAACTTATTTAATTCTATTATTTCTCCTGTTGTCTGGTTTTGAGACTTATTTAATAATTCTTCATCAATAAAAATTTGCGCCATTCCTAATTCCAAGTCCCTCATCCATGAAGTCCATGCAATATCTAAAGAGTCCATCATTGAAATTGATGCTGAATAGTCATTAATTCCTAGATATGAGCCTGGTATTAATTTATTAGGTCTTTTATTTGGAATATAGACACATCCCAATCCTTCAATATTTGAATATCGTAAATTTTCAAGATTTATATTCTCAGTTTCTTTAATAGAGTTCAAATCTATTTGTTCACCAACTGAACTATTAGATCCTTGATATAATTCATATTCTATTAATAAATCTTTTCCTTCACGACTTCTTCGTTCAAATAATCTCCAAACTTTCTGTGTATCTGAATTTGTTTTAACTACTCTAAAGGTTATAACTTCCCACAATCTTCCTCTCCAAAATGTTGGGAAAAACTGCTGAGGAGTTAAAACACTTACAATAGGAACATTTAATAAATCTGGCTCTATATCTATTTTAAATAAACATCCAGAAAGAGCTGCTGATAATTCAGCTCCCTCCAACAGTAAATTTTCAAAACCATTTTCCGATATAAATTCTTTAATTCTTTTCCCACCTTCGGAATCTTCATTATACTTGAATTGTGGAACTTCGGAAAATAATAAGCTTGAAGAAGTTGATGCAATATCGTTCGCAGCTGGTAAATGTACAACACCGCATAAATCATTTATCCTTGCCCACATTCTGGATTGGGCAATTATATCACCAACCGAGCTTATATTGTAGTAATCATATAGAAATTTTTGATCGCCACTATACCACGCTGCCCATTCATCATATTTATTAAACCAAAATTTCCACTCAACAGGAGGGAATTCTGATTTAGGTTTGAAGAACATTAGATCACCTCATTTATTTATTAGAATTTTCTATCAATCTATCTAAAAATTTACATGCTATTTTATTTGATAGTTCATGATCAATATTTGAATTATCCTGCATTTTCTTGGTTTCTATTTTATAATTTCTTAATTTCCTCGTCATAATCAAAAACTGGAATTGGCAAAATTTCATTATTTTGTTCAAAAATATCATTGCATAAGGTATTAAGCATGTCAAAAATTTCGTTAGGTTCTTTTTTTGTACCTTCTATTTCAGTTCCATAAAATATAAATCTTGAATTTGTTAAAATTGATGCAGCAGCCAATAACATTCTACCTTCCAATGTCTCTTTAAATTCAAGTTTATTCATATAATCATTTGATATATTATCTTGTTTTATACATAAACTACCCATACCATCTTTTAATTGTGTCCAAGGTTTAAAATTCTCTATTTCATCAATTAAAGAAGAAATGTTACTAGGATTAAAACAAATTGCCCGATCGTCAATTGTCAAATAAGCTGGAGGCTTATCAATTACAACATCATCAACTACAATGTTATGTTCATTACAATAGTATTCAATACAATTTATTCCCTCTAATTTACTGCATCTTGATGAATGAATAACAACTTTATATCCTTTTTTTCTTAATTGTTCTATAACTTCTTTTATTCCTTTTACTGGCTGGTCATTTGCAACATCTACACCTTGCCATCCACTTGTATAACTATGTATTACTCCATCAAAATCAAATACAATTATTTTACTCATTTAAATTCCCCCTATCTGCATCCTTTTTTTATTAAAGATA